GGTATCGACAAGATACAAGGCGTAGAGCAAATCAAGATACATTACGATGTTATTGAATGCAAACCAGAGTTTGCAGTTGTTAAGGCTAATGCTGAAAAGCAAGATGCCACAATACAAACCTTTGGCTCTGCTCTTAAAGGAGACTACAAGAGTGGTAACTGTAACACTTGGTATGTTATGGAGATGGCAGAAAAACGAGCAATGTCTCGTGCAGTACTAAAACTCACAGGGTTCTATGAACTAGGGGTTTTTGGAGAAGATGAATCAGAGGACTTTAAAAGAAAATAAAATGAAGCACATAGTAATAGGATTCATTCTTTATCCAAGCGTAAAATATAAAATAGAGGTTTGTGTAAAACTAAAAGATGAGCACTATAAAAAACATTGGCTCAAGAGTGTAACAGGAGAAATGTATAACTCTTGTTTGGCTACAAATAGAATGCCATCAATTGGCGATACTTACTTGACTGATGACGACACTGCTGAATATACTATAAAAAAAGTGTATCCAGGCAAAAATATTTTTAGCGTTATATTGGAGTTAACAGAAATAATAAAATAACTGTTATGAGATACAATCAGAACGAAAAGAAAGCCTTTGAAAAGGGCTATAGAATTAGTGACGAAGGTAAAGTCACTGGGTTAAGAGGTGAGGAGATTGGTTTTATACAAACTAACGGATACCCTACATTTAAGATTAGAGATGATAAAAACAAAAACCTTAACGTTTCCTCACACAGACTGCAGGCTTATCAGAAGTTTGGTGATAAGATGTATGAGGATGGTATTGTTGTAAGGCACTTAGATGGTGATAAACATAACAACTCAGTAGAGAACATAGAAATTGGAAGCTACAGCGATAACTACATGGATCAACCAGAGCATGTGAGAGTTGCTAGGGCTAAACACGCTGCATCTTTTATGAAAAAGTACAACGATTCCGAGGTGATTGATTTCTATAATGAGTGTAACTCATACCAAAAGACAATGGATGAGTTTGGTATTAGCAGTAAGGGTACACTTCACTACATACTAAGGAAAAATCCAAAGGACTATAAAAACTACGAGGAGATATGAAACTTTCATTTGATAAATACCTATTTAGATGCTCATCCATTAGTAAGCTAATGACGAATCCGAGAAACAAGAAGGACCTACTTGCAGTAGGCACGAAAACTTACTTGGGTGAGATCTTTAAGGAGCAGTTATACGGAAAGTCTGGAGTGATACAGTCTAAATACCTGGACAAGGGAATCATGGCTGAGGAAGAGGGTATACAAATGTATGGTGAGCATGTATCAAGAGATGTTATTAAAAATACAAAAAGATACAACAACGAATACATAACTGGTGAACCTGACCTCTTTGCTGATACTTTGGTTGACATAAAGTGTTCATGGAATCACACGACATTTCCTCTTACAAACGAGGATGTGCCAACAAAGGATTACTATTGGCAACTGCAAGGTTACATGGCTCTAACTGACTTCGAGGAGTCAAAACTTGTCTACTGCCTTGTTGATACGCCTGATGAACTAATATTCGATGAGATGAAGAGAGTCAGGTCTAAGCTTGGATTGATTGACCTTCCAGAGGAACTCGAACAAGAAATTTGGGATTCTCATAAGTTTAAGGACATAAATCCAAAGCATAGGATAAAAGAATTTGTGGTTGAAAGAAACCAAGAAGACATAGATGCAATCTATAAACGAATTGAGATAGCACGAGGCTATCTCAATGATTTAAATCAATTATTAACTTAAATTTTATTTATTATGGCACAGCCAACAAACAAGGAGCGTATCGCTCTAAACGTAAGTGAGTTAGGAAAACTCATGAAAGAATCACCAAAGTCTGTAACCGAAAACGAAAAGTTTGGTAAGAGCGTTTGGTTTGATTTGACAACTTGGGACGATGGTTCTAAGTCTCTATCTGGATACAACCCAGAGACAAAGAGCAGATACAATCTTGGTAAGGTTTTTCCTCCAAGAGACAACCCTAACAACAGTACACAGAGTCCACAACAAGCCTCTACAATGGCTCAAGCAACGGACGACTTGCCCTTTTAGTTGTTTTTTTTTAGTTAATGTAAAGTGATCTTGACACATAAGGGGGTGCCTGGCAAGTGCGCCCTCTGTCGAGATATTAATAATCCAAACCGAATAATTATGAAAATAGAATTAGAAAGATTTAATATGACTATGGATGGCAGAAAAGATGCTATAATAATGATATGTAATCAGTACTTCCATCCACACAATATCCTAGATAACATTGACAGGAGAATGAGACCAGTAGTAGAGAGGAGAATGATGACGATGCTTCTTTTAAGAAACTTTGCTAATAATTTGTCTCTCGCTGACATAGGTCAAGTTTTTAGAAAAGACCATGCAACTGCGTTGCACGCTATAAAAACAATGAGGAACTTGATTGAGACAGATGTTAGACTTCAGACTCAGTATATATCCTTGAGAAACAAAATAGTGTCTGAGATAGGAATAGAGGGGAAGATAGAAGACCCTATAAGTAAAATTAAAAGACACAGCAGAAGACTAATACATAGAGATATTAGTAGGAGAGGTATCTTGATTGAAGTAAGGAAAGAGTTGGAATATTTTCCTGAAGCCTATAGAGAGAAAATAGAAAAACATATTGAAGAATGTCTGAATCTTTTATAACACTAAGCAGAAAGATACTTGAGTGGGAGTGGTACACAGACCCCAACACAATGAGAGTATTTATCCATTGCCTTATAAAAGCAAACTGGAAAGAAAAAGAATGGAGAGGTGTTATGATAGACAGAGGATCCTTTGTAACATCTGGAGATAAGATGTCTGATCAACTCAACCTTTCCAGGAAGCAAATATTAACTTCTCTAAAAAAATTAAAAAAAACTGGAGAAATTATCACAAAAGGGCACAGCAAATATACGCTCGTAACCGTTGTAAAATATGATGATTACCAAAAAATTAACAAGGAGGAGGCACAACAAAGGCACAGCAAAGGCACAGCAAAGGCACAGCAAAGGGACACAACTAACAATAATAACAATAATAACAATACAACAAAAGGTTATTTAAATTATAAGGGCGTTGCCCAAAACTTTGAAGAGATCATGCAAGAGGAGCAGTATATCAACTTCATGATGGATAAGTTTAACATGTCTAAAGGCAACTTAGAAAAGTACTACTTAGAGTTTAATGATCACCTTGAGCATACCCTTGATACTGTCAAGAGCACCAAAGAGTATGCTGCACATTTTTTAAACTGGTACTGCAACAAGTACAAAGTAGATAGACAGACAGGAAGACCTAAACTAAGAAGAAAAAACTCATTATGAAAACAATTGAATGGAACCAAATAAATCTTAAGGGTAAAACATCTGGGCAAATAAAAACTACTTGTCCTGCATGCACTCCAGAGAGAAAGAATAAATCAGACAGGTGCCTAAGCGTAAACATAGCTAAGGGTGTCGCAAAGTGTCACCACTGTGATGCTATATCTATAAAAGAATCCAAGTCATTGGTTCAGGACATGGTGTATAAACTACCTGAGCAGACATGGAAGAACTATACAATTTTATCCGATGGCATGGTTAAGTTCTGCGAGGCAAGGGGTATTTATCAGTCAACACTCAAGGAGCTCAACATAACCGAAGAGAAATACTATCAGCCACAAGCGAACAAGGAGATGAACAACATAGTGTTCAACTACTTCGAGGGTGACACTCTTGTAAAGAAAAAGTATAGATCTGGATCAAAGCATTTTACACAAACGGCACAGACTAAATCTATATTCTACAACATCAATGCCGCTATAGGTCAAGAGGAAGTTTTTATTGTTGAGGGTGAGTTTGATGTACTTGCAATGCATCAGTGTGGATTTAAGAACACAATCAGTATTCCTAATGGTGCGAATGACAACGATGACTTTTGGATCAACTCCGAAAAGTATATGCAAGACGTTAAGAAGTTTTACATAGCAACTGACAATGATCCTAAGGGAGAGATTGTTGCAGACAAGATAGCACAGAGACTAGGAAGGTACAGATGTGTGCGTGTACTGTTTGAAGATAAAGATGCAAATGGTGACCTGTTAAAGGGTGGTAGTGATCTTGTAAAGGAATCAATTCTAAATGGAAAGAGATACCCTGCATCAGGAACATACACCGCTAAAGATTTGGCAGGAGGTATATATGATTTGTATGAAAACGGACTACCTGAGACATTGTTTCCAAAGCATAAAAGTTTTGGTTCACTCAAGGATGTGTTCTCTGTTATGAGGGGTCACCTTGTAGTATCTACTGGTATACCATCACACGGTAAATCAAACTTTACAGAGTGGTATGTTATGAACCTTATGAGGGACTACAACATGAA